AATATCGAATGTTCCGATGGACGTATTATAAGACAAGATGCGTTCAAAGATAATGATGGTCAAACTGTGCCATTAGTTTGGAATCATCAACATAACGACCCTAATGAAGTATTAGGTCATGCGTTATTAGAAAACAGAGCTGATGGAGTATATGCTTATTGTAAATTCAATGATACGGAATCTGGACGAACAGCCAGATCTCTAGTTTTGAATGGTGATGTAGACAAATTATCTATTTATGCCAATCGATTAAGATCAGAGAAAAATAATGTTGTACATGGGTGTATACGAGAGGTTAGTCTTGTGTTGGCTGGTGCTAATCCTGGTGCTTTCATTGATTCCGTTGTTATGCATGGAGAAGATGCTGATGGTGAAGAAGAAGGTATAATTTACACAGACGAATCTATCAGTGTTGTAGAACATTCTGATGATAGCATCGAAGACAGCGAGAACGCTGATGAAGAAAAGGAGGACACTAAAGAAATGGAAGAATCTAAAGAAGTTGAAAAGACAGAAGAAGTAAAATCTGAAGAAGTCGGATCAACAGAAGAGTCTACAGAAGAAACAGTAGAACATGCTGATAAATCTGATAAAACTCTACAAGAAATCTTTGATACTCTTAATGAAGAGCAAAAAGACATGGTTTACGCTTTAGTAGGCCAAGCTTTAGATGACGATGGGTCTGAAGAAGCTAAAGAAGAAAACGAAGAAGAAGGAGAGAAAGAAGAAATGAAACATAACGTATTTGATAAAGAAACAGAATCTAATACATTAAAACATTCTGAAATGCTAGGTGAGGTTATCGCCGATGCTAAGAAATATGGTTCTATGAGAGATGCTTTTATTGCTCATGCTGATGGAGACCCAGAATGGGGAACTGATAATGACTATTCTAAGTTATTCCCAGATGCAGTAAACCTTGATCGTGAACCTAAAATGATTGAGAAAGATAATAGCTGGGTTGCTGGCGTTATGAGTGATGTTAAACATTCACCATTCTCAAGAGTTAAAAATACTTTAGGAAGATTAAACGAGGAAACAGCTCGTGCTAAAGGATATATTAAAGGTAATAAGAAAACTAATATCCAAATGTCTTTCTTAAATCGTGTAACTACTCCAACAACTGTATATATCAAGAATGAAATTGATAGAGATGACGTTATTGACATTACAGATTTTGATGTAGTTGCTTGGCAAAAACGCGAAATGCGTAAACAATTAGACAAGGATTTAGCTTTAGCTATGTTACTTGGTGATGGTAGAGATGTATCTGATGCTGATAAAATTAATGAACAAAATATCAGACCAATCTTAACAGATAATGATATGTATACTATCAAATATACAGTTACTGAAGGAAGAGATTATAATAATCCTTCTAATAGTCATTCTGAAAATGATTCAGAAGCTAAAGGTGTAATCAGAGCTGCTATTAAAGCACGTAAAGATTATAAAGGTTCAGGAAAACCTAAATTCTATACTACTGAAGATCAATTAACAGAATTATTATTAATTGAAGATCAAAATGGTAGATTAATTTATGATTCTGAAGAGAAGTTAGCTACTGCTCTAAGAGTTAAAGAAATCGTTACTATCCCAGAAATGGAAAATTATGAAGGAATTTATGGTATAATTGTTAACTTAAATGATTATACTGCAGGTGCTGATAAAGGTGGTAACGTTAACATGTTTGACGACTTCGATATTGATTTCAATAAGATGAAATATCTTATGGAAACTAGAATGTCTGGTGCATTAACTGTTCCATATTCAGCAATCGTTCTTAAGAAAGCAGGATCTGGTTCAAATTCTAATTCAGAAGAAGTTGCTGGATAATCTTATAATATAATAAATAAGAAGGGAGGATTAACATGTCTTCA